CTACCTGGTTAGTTCATCGTACTGTCTTTCGCAGACCCTTCCGGCTTCGGCTGCCCGGTCAGCGTATTCTGCCAGTTGCCGGTTTCGTTCGAGAGATTTTTCGAGCACGTCGGCAAGCAAAACTCCGGTGTCTGCGGCTGACGTCCCAGCGCCGACAGTGGCGTTATACTGCCTGAGCTGCTCACGGATGGCAACGAGCTGCTGCTGCAGCCGGCCAGCGCGAGCGGCAGCATCAAGAGCATCATTGCGCGCCTTGTCGATCCTCTGCTGCGCTTCACGTTCATTGGTTGCTTTCTCCTGTTCGTCATGTTGACGGGCTTTATCATCTTCCGCCTTGCGGTCTGCCTTCGCCTGCGCATACCCGGCGTCGTACTGTATGTCACCGTGAATATTCCAGGCTACAATGCCGCCGGCCACCAGAGCAGCAAGCATCGACACGATAAGCAATTGTTTACAGTATGCTTTCACGAATGCCGTGATCATGATGCCAGCACCTTCTTGGCCGACAGGTAACGCACACGGCGATCGTCGATACCATTCTGGCCGCCATTGATGATCTGCGTGACGCGCATCAGGTCGTCGGTGTACTTCAGGCATCCATATTTCACGAAGTACCACGCCGCGCTCCGCGCTGCATACTCGTCCTGCGCCAGCAGCTCCGGCTGCTTAACCAAATCCACCTTCAGGGCAGCCCCGCAATCGCGGTAGTTGTTCAGTCCGGTGGTCTGGATGAGACCGCGCCCGCGGTAAAACCAGCCGTCGGTCGGCCCGTTATTCCCCATGCGTTTGCTGTACACCAGATTGGCAATGGCCCGCTGCCTATCCAGTGGCAACGATGGTTCACCCTGCCGGCGCCCGAGGGAATTAGCCTGGCCCTGCGTCAGTCGCCCGGCACGAACGAAACCAGCCAGCCCCGCCACGCTGTAATTGAAGCTCTCAACGAGCTGGGTAAAGCCAGTGCTTTCATGTCCGGCCTGGGCAATAAACATCGCCTGATCCAGTGGCTTGATGATGCCAAACTCTTTCATGGCCGCCACGATTTGCGGATGCCAGCGCGTGGCCAGCGCCAGGCTAACGCCGGCAGCTTTCTGAAACTCGTTAATGTCCATGTTGCGACCTCGATATCTTGAAGATTTGCACGACGTTTCCGCGCGTCTTTAGCACCGCGGCGAACATCACAGCATTGATAACGACCTCAGAAAGATCTGCGGTCATGGGGAAGTGGTACAGGTATGAGTACGCGGTACGCAGCGGGATACTGGCCGCAGCCACGATGAGGAAATAGGCGATCCACCCGCCCCAGCGGCGGTGGCGCGATCCGTTGCGCTGGAAGAACATCACCCGCAGCGCTATCCCGCCGCAGATGATTGCATTAGCGATAAGCAGCAGATCATGGCCTGTCATCGTCTTTTCCTCCCGGGATTAAATCGCGCGGATTGTCAGAGCGGTGATACAGCCATATCCCGACCCGCACCGCGACAATTGCCGCAACGAACGCGCCGGCGGAGTAGACAATACCCCGCTCGAACGAGTCCTGTGTGATGGTGGGGACCATGCTGGCAACGCCGATAAGGATTGATGCTGTGGGTTTGTAGAAGAGAAGGCCGCAGAGAAAGCTAAGTAGCGCCAGGAGAACGCGGCGCTTGACCGGATACTCAACAGCTGAGGTAACAAAAATTACCGCCCCGGCCAGCGATCCCAGCGCCACTTCAGGAGGTACGCCAGCGATAACTGCCGCCAGCGCACCGTAGCTAAGCCCCTGATTTATCGTATCAGCGGTTAGCGATGCAGACATGATGACCACCGTTTACTATGCATGATGAACCTCCTTAGTTTGGTAAGTTCATCATACATAATAAACCAGATACGGATAAATGGTAATTTACTAATTAATTATTTCACTAGGTCCTTGATTAGCTGCATCTTGCACAGATAGTCCTTGCTCATAAAATTCATACCATGCCATTTTGTAGGGAGCACATTTTCCATTATGTGCCAGAATAATACATAATTCTTGATACCATGCATCAAATGCATCATTTTCACTTTGTTCCATATTATGCCCTTAGTTTTGCACTGATAAGTCTACTGGCAGAGTCTATTGCTGTTAATGTTACGGTTAAAGTCTTGCCATCAGCAGAAATAGCAAATCCTAATGAAACTCCAGTAGGATTGGCAGAAGTAATTCCCCAAGTACCACCACTTAGAGTTACCATAGTTTTAACAGTCGTCGTATCTACAGCAATCGCAGCCGATGCTTGTTCACGGGAGATAATTAAATCAACAGAGTAGCGTGCTACAGACCCTGTAGAGGTATTGTTTCTTGCCGTAATTTCAAGAGTACGCACAATAAATTCTGACGAATACCGAGAAAAATCTTGTGAGGTAGTCGTAAATACCATAGTTGCAGTGTTACCTGCACCAGATAAAGACAGGCCAGACACAGCATCGCCAAGATACTGTACACCGTTACTGATACGTCTGAGTCCGAAGTTTTTGATATCCTCAACCCCTAGGCAACCTTGCACTGAAAGTGATGCAATTGTCCCGGAACGTAACCATGTGGCACCTGCATAACCCGACAAACTGGACGATGAAGCGAGAAAACTTTTCGCATCAGAGTTGCTACCACCAGTAGCTAATATATATGTTGGAGACAATCTCCCTGACCCATCATCGTTCATCCCTGCAGTGGTGTAGGATGGGGTTATTATTATAGATGACGTGTCGCCTTCCAGATAAAAATGAGAATCGTCTACGGAACCCTCAGCTGCTAACCTACCCGAACGTTGTACAGCTACACCAGAAAGAACAAACTGGGCTCCGCCAACGGCGGCAACCGCGCGTTTGCCAGCCCTGTCTATCAGTTCACCCTGAATCAGTATTCTCTTACACCCATAGCCATAATAGTTATCACCATTATTCCATTCGTTTCTGACGCCGATAAACGCATTGTTATTCGCTCCGGTCAGAAGCTGAACACCATCAGTGTCATTGGCATTTATTGTGGCCCCTAAAAACAGTGAATCAATGACGTTTTTGACGCCAATCGTATTACTGGAAATGGTGCCACCAGAAAAGATTAAAGTAGCAGAGTAACCATTAGGACTTGAGCCACCAATACCAATATACCAACGGTGTACTCCGCAGTCATAAAACCTGCACCATTGTGTTTGGTCATCCCCTTGCATAAAGCGCACGGACTTGTTGCGACCATCGAAAACCACCCTTCTAAATGAGTGTCTTGATGTCATTTTAAAAATTGCTGATGCACCATTAAATAAACGTAGAACCGTGCCAACATTATTAAATGAAGCATCTGATGATGCTGTATACGTTCTCCTCGATTCTCCATCAAATGAGAAACCAACAGGTAACGTAACTAAATCCTTACCCAAAACATATACCCCAGGAACTGCAGGCCATTCAAGAATGGTAACACCATCATTGATCGCATGCTGTAGTGCATAATCCACTATAACTTCTGCCCCAACTACATTTAACAGCGTACTCCTGTCTAATTCATTTAAGTATTTAAATATACTACCTCTAATTATTAAAGATACAGGAGAATTTCCACAATAAACTAAATCGGCGCCTGTTGGTTTCGCTAATTCTATTAATACATCAGCTGCTGATCCTGACTCGGGAAGTACACCAACAGGCCTCCCACCTGAAAATGCAAGTATTTTACCTTCCAGCATGCTTAATTGGGGAAGCTCTTCAACATATGAATCAGGAACACGAAGGCTTCTTCGGAAATTGCTATCAATCTTCTGATCAAGAATGGCATCACCAGCTTTCCAGGCATTGGTGTTGTCAACGATCTGCCCATCAACATAATTCTTCGTGGCCGCATCCTGCGCCTGTGACGGGTCACGCAGGTTTCGAATGCGGTTGTTGAGTGCGTCGTAATAGTTCGCGAGCCATGATGGCTTCCTGAGAGATAGACCAGACCACCATCCATACGCCTGCTGTACCAGCATAGTCAGCTTATCGAAAGCATCTTCGTGGATCTCAGGAAAGAAGCCCCCCTGGTTCCTGATGCTGGCTTCCTGCGTAACCGGCGTGCTGCGCTCGATAGAGATTTTGTAGCCAGCTGGGAGCGCTGATGTCAGAACCACCTTCCCCCCGTTGTAACGGTTTACTCCGGTAACCGTGTAGTCGGTACCGAGTGTTAACGTCACGATGCTTTCGGAGTTATCCAGCGTCTGCACCAGCAGGTGGCTTTTATCAAGAATGCGGAACGTGAAATCGTATTGGGTAGTGGCGCCGTTCCCGGTGTACTCGTTACGGCTTACCTGCGTTGAAACTGTCATAGTCTGCTCCAGTGGTCAGCGCTGGCGCGCGTGCATAGAAGCATTCTATTACCCATCAAACCATATATGAATAAAACAGATCGAAATGAGAAAAAACATTACCATTAAGGTAAACAAAAGAGCTCTGGAAAACTTTGTTACCTTTTGATATATGTATATATATACAGTATTTATGGGAGTATTCCTAATGCCAGAGCGGTACCAGTATCCTGTCGACGAAGGTTTTGCGGATCGTGTTCACACCCCGGAAGGGGTCAGATCCCTTGTTGTAAAATCACAGCTGATGGAGTTGCTCAGGGAGATGGAGCGAGACGGCCACGATGTCAGCGGTGCGGCGGCGGAACTGGTGGCACTGGTTAACTATGTGACAAGCTCGCAGTTGTCAATGCGGGAGCTGCAAACACACCTGGACTTCTGCACAATGCAGTTGCGGCAGCAACTCAGATAGGGATTGATAGCCAGGAAGCACATTTAAAATAATTCTTGACGGACTTCATGGGTGGCTTAAGATTACCGTATTGGTAATTCAACCATGTGTTGAGTATCCGCTTGCATTAACGTTTGTTAGAGGTATGTATGAGCAGAAGATATAGCAAAGAGCTGGCTTTAGAGTCAGGGAGCCCTTTGGGTATCGCTCCTCGCTCTGACTACTCCGGCTTTGTGAAAAGAGACTCATCAACCGGCAAGTTCCTCGAACAAGATATGCGGGTGGTCGGTGATGACTTACGTAGGTCCGCAACGACCATTTATAAAAAGTACATCATAAAAGATGGGAAAAGAGTTGATGCCCCTCAAGGAAAGATGTTTGCCGTAACTCTACATAAGGAAGGTCTTGATGCTGCCGGAACACCAAAATCAAGTTCCCCAAGATACGACAAATACGCCAGACTTTACTGGCAAACAAAGCGATAACCCCGAATTTGAAGAAGTCGAGGAAGATCTAAGTAAAGAGATCATTGAACATCCGGATGCTTTTTCGCGTGTGCTCGACAGGCCTGAAATTCAAGAAATCGTTGTTGCTCACCACGCATTTCAAGGCCCGCTACCTCCTCCATATCTTTTACGTGGGTATCAGGAAATCTTACCTGATGCCCCCGAGCGTATCTTTCAACTAACGGAGAGAGAATTTGCTCACAGGCATAAGATGGAGGAAAAAGCACTTGATGGCGCCATCAACAGGGATAAAAGAGGACAGCACTACGGTCTAGGCGCTACAATCTTTACCGTCGGTTGTGCCACCGTCTTAGGCCTGACCGGGCATGAAGTGTTGGCAGGAACGGTCATCGGCATAGTAGTTGCAGTAGCTTGTATTTTTGTTCTTAGGCAAAAACCAATCATCAAAAAGAAGCCAGAGAATAACGAAAAACCTGATGAAGAATAGCCCGTGCCACGGGCTTTTTGATGGATGAAATCTGAGCACAGCGCTACAATCATAAAGCCACGGTTCAGTGGTCTACACATGGTAAGTGAAAATGAAAAAAGCATTCGCAGTGCTGTTTGTTCTGTTGTCTCTGGGTTCTTCCGCACAGGCTTTCGCTGGTAACTGCCAGCATCCTGATGATACCGCAGCTGACGGCTCACGTTGTGGCGGCCGTTCTGCTGACTCCCGTCCCGGCGGTCAGTGATAATTAAGGCCGCGAAAGCGGCCTGTTTGTTGGAGTGACATGTCACGTTGGTTTAGTTTTGTCTAGCCCAATAATATCAAAGTGAGAGCTTTCATAACTTTTACCGAATAGAGCAAAACATATCGTGTCGAGTTCTCTCTTATGCTTGGATGCCCTATCGAAATTACCACTCCAACAGCAGATGAACCCACCAAGTATGGCTGACTCAAAAAGTAGTGATGCCGCACCAATATGCCTGAACCAGAGGTCGATAAGTAAAGCAGCGAACGCTATTAAGGAGCCCCACCCGCCGATCCTTCGCCACCTCTCGGCTTCGTATTGAAGAGAAGCAATATATTCAATTTTATCTCTCGTCATTAGTTCCCCACCGCTTTCCCTAAATCTGGTGCTCTTCGTGGCGTTTCTTCGCCTGGTTCCCACCAGCTAGTTGTATTAAACTCACGCATCGCGCGGTCACGCACGCGAGCGTTATACCCAGGGTTTGCCATCTCCTGAAGTTGCTGCAGGATCAGGTGATTGGTTATCGCTTTTGTATACCACAGGTTAGCGAAAGGAGTAATCATCCTGGCAGTTTTTAACGCATCAGCTGTGAATGTCGTATCTTCACCGGCCATCGCCTTCTGCGAGTTAGTCAGCACCGTTTTCGAGAGTTGCTCTGCAAAACCAAGTACTGGGCCACCGAGAATGCCAGCAATACTGGAGCCATACTGCGTGTGGTCCTGAAAAAGGAAGTCCCCGTAAATGCCGAACGACCCACCTTTGAGAAGGGCCTGCAGCCATGTCTGAGGTTTAGTCATATCCAATGGGTCATTTCCTGATAGCAGCGCATTCATCTGGTTAGCGAACATCCCTGCCAGAGTGGTACCGGCAATATAGGATGCCAGATATTTTACAGCCGGCAGCGTTTCCAGATCCTGCGCTCGGGTGACCAGTTGCCGCATGCCGGCCATCGGCGTTGTTTTGAAGAGCATAAAGCTTTTCAGGAGATCCCCGGAAGTATCGCGGGCGAAAGTATCAAGTCCGGTAGCCGTCGTTACGGCGCTGGTCATCTCACCGTGGGTTATCCCCAGGAGATGCTGTGCGGCCTCTGCACGTGCATTGCGCACCATCCGGCTTATGGTTTGCTCAACCTCTGCGTCAAAGGCCTGTTTCAGTGTCTTGCGCTTCGCGTCGGTCATATCGCCCAGCGCCGCCAGCGCCTGATCACTGCCAGCCCGCACCTTCTCTATCCTGTCAGCCAGGATATTACGGATAGTCTCATCGGGCACGTCATAGATCGCGTCTGGCGTCATCCCCTTATGCCCGTCAGGCGTCAGCGGGCGCAACTCCGCAGCACTCATAATAGCCCAGTCCTCTGGCGTCCACCCCTTGTTAGCCAGCACAGTCCGATCGCTGTCGGTCAGCGCATCCAGTGACTTATATTTGCGGGAAAGCTCGCCGATATTCTTAAACATCAGCAGGCCAAACGCTGCTTTGTTGGCCCGGTCCATTGCGATAAGACCGGACCATTTTAGTGTTTTCTCTGCGAACCAGCCCGTAATACCACGGGAAAGGTCAAAGCCCCCCATCTTCGACACCACAGCAGCATGCGCATCAACCAGCAGGCCAAGCTCCGCATTTGCACGCTTAGCGTCGCCATTGAAGAGGTTCCGCAATGTGTTGGCAGACAGACGCATGCCGTTGCGGTCAAAGCCCAGAGCCTGAGCATTGGCGCGCATGATGGCCTGATCGCTGGCGGCGGTGAACACGCTGGTACCTAGCATTGCCGAAGTCATCAGGTTGCGCAGGCCACCGACAGCAGAGGAAAACACACTTGACGATGCAACGCCGTTCAGACCAGCCATAGAGTTAAACATCCTCTCTACCAGTTGACGCTGATCATTCATCGTCCCAATATCATGGCCGCCACCAGTGGTTGACGTCGCTCTCTGATAAATCTGGTCCATAAGAAGTTTGAAGTTACTGGCTGCATCAGGCCCAAACGCCTTAACAACGCCGAGGTCCCGCGATGAGGACTGCAGGTGCGACATCATCACTCCGACTACCGGCTGCTGGGTGTATCGCTCCATATACGCAAAATGCGACTGTGCATCCTTGAACGACATCACCCTGCTCTGTGATCCGCGGTTCTTTATGCCACCGCTTCCCATAAAGGCGCCGGGGTCAATCTTGTTGGCCCCTTCCGTCACTTTGGTTTCGTAGATGGCTTCCAGCGCCTGGCGGTACTCGATATCGTTCATCGGGCTGCCGTCAAGATTCACATACTGCGATCGGTCCTGGGTGTTCCATACGTCATCAACCCAGGCCTGCCGCGCGAAATCCTGCGGCGGCTGGCGGCCAGCAGCAATTGCAGCAGCGCGCTCATTCAGCGGAAGAGAGGAAAGCCACTCATCGCGGCCAGCGGCGCGGATAAGCTGGGCATCGTCAACGTACGGCAGATGCCAGTCATCACGCAGACCTATATCAAACCCTGAATCGTTCATCTCCTGCCGGGCCCGACTGGTGACATCCCCCCATACTTTCGCAATTTTCTTTGCTGCCGGGTTCCCGGTGTCTTCGCCGTAAATTTCCTTCAGGATCTGCAACTGGCCAGATCTGGACGCTTCACGGTCAAACGGCAAAAGGTTGCGCAGGCGCTGCTCACCTAACGCCTGACTCTGATAGAAGAATTTCTGAACATCATCGCCTGCTGCCGTAAGTTCGGCTGATAGCTGGCGCGTCCAGTCCTGGTATGCCCCTGTCGCCATCTCCTCTGCTGAGACCACGTTAATATCCGGCTGCTTGTCTCGCCCGCGGCGCCCGGAAAAAATAAACTGCTGTAGAGCGATCGGGGTTTGCTCATTCTCGGGTATGGCTTTATTCAGCGTGTCGCGAACTTTGGCGATAGCGATGGCATTCTGCGCCACTCGCTGACGTTTTTTGAATACCGCATGCACAGCCTGCGCAGCGGCAAGCTCTGCCGCCTGACGGTAAGTTTCCGCGTCAGGGATGCCGGTCTTCCCTTCCCTGGCGTTGCGGCGCGCGATGACGCGCACGGCGTCTTTAATACGGTCTTCGATATTTTTAATTTCGTCCGCTTTCGGCTGGCGCCCCAGCGTGTTGGCTACGGCATCAATACAGGCTTGTTTCATCACGGATTCCTCAGGAAGCAGGAAGCGGCCACAGAGTAGGCGCGGGATTCGTTTTTAACGGTCGCGATCTGGTTATCCAGATCGGATAGCAGTTCTGAAAGCTTCACCGGCTGCCCGGTGTCAGGATGGGCGACGGTGATATCCGGCTCAACGCCGGCAAGGTCGCGCGCAGCCATCAGGTCGTAACTACCTGAGGAAATGGTTTCTCCCGTATCGGGATCCACGCTGACCTGTGAAGTATCTCCTTTTCCGGCGAAAGCGCTATTGTCGGTCATTCTAGCCGGCGATTCACTGACGGCTTCACGCTGGTCTAGCGGGATCCCGTTTTCACGGTATACCTGTTCCATCGCCGCGCGCTGCTCCGATGCATCGGCAAGCAAGTCAGGACGCACAACACCATCAAGCCCGCGCGCCTGCATGCTGACGTTCACAGGCTGCCCTGTCATCAACTGCCTTGCGGCCTCATCCATCGCAGCAACGTGACTGTTAATGCTGGCTTCGCTGCCGTGCAGAACCGGCGCGGACTCAATATCATAATGCAGCCCTTCATTCAGGGTATGGGCCGCATCGATATCACTGGGTTTAGCTGAAGATTCAGGGATCAGTCCGCGCATACTCTCCGGGATAATTCCCTGCTCCAGCCTGGAAAGATCAGAGCGCGCATCGTAGAACCGTCCGCCGGGAGTGCTGTCTGCAAGTGCCTGCCTACTGGGTTCAATCCTGCTCTGAATTTCCTGCACCCTCTTTTCGAGCGCTGCCAGCTCCCGATTACGAATGCGACGGCTGCTGCTGTTTCCCACGCGTTGGTCACGCAGTGCCTGGCGCTGTTCTCCTATCCGTGCAATTTCATACTCTGCCCGATATATCTCATCGGTGAGAGCTTTACGGTCACCGCGAGATAAAACCTGCCCGGCAAGTTGCTGCAGTTCTGCCAGCCGTGAATCATACGTCACACCTGGCGTACTGGTATCAGCACCAGGCACAACACCAGATTCCTGTGCAGGCGCCGTTTCTGCTGTTACCGTTGCATCCTGCGGCGGCGTAGTACCTTCATCAACTGTCGGCGGCGCATCAGCCCTGGCATCAACGGAATTCCCGCGCGCTGCAAAGTGATGAGCGCCGCCAAACGCAGCCCCGAGTACGGAATCGATCAGGATGGCCTGACCGTCAAACACACGGTACTGCTTCGCCATATCTGCATAGCCGTTCTCTTCCAGAGTCTCACCGACAGCAAAGCGGTTTAGGCCACCGAATGCCGTGTTGATGCCTACACCGGAGAGAAGTCTTGTCGCCAGTCTTCCGCCTACTGCCGCTGGCAATCCCATACCTACCGCATTGAATCCGCTTTGTTCAGCTGCCACGGTGCGTGCGGTCTGTTCGTCAACACCCTTTGCCAAAGCATCTTGGTAGGATTGCTCGTAGGTACTGCCTGCCGCCGCCGCTGCGCCGACCACCGGTCCGCCAATAACTGAAGCACCGATCGCAGGTGCAAACTGGCCCAACCCGTGAATGACCTGAGCGGCTATGCCCTGACTTCCGGCCTCGGGCTTGATGTATTCCCTGGCGCTGCTCAGTTGCTTACCGAAATCGTCATATGACTCATTCAGCGCTTTGTCGGCATCCGGGAACATGACGCGGAACATGTTGATGGTAGGTGCGACATTGTCGGTAAATGCCGGGTCACTTATCAGTCGCTTGCTAAATCCTACGGCAGACTGAGCCAGGCCCAAAGCCCCCTCTCCGGCGCCGCGGAAAAATGCCGACGCGCCACCCTGAAATGCCGACGGTTCGAAGTCTTCAGGGCGTGAGGGCTTTTCCATAGCCTGATTGTCCAGCCATGCCTGGCCCTCCGGGACCAGAGAAAAAAGGTCTGACATTATTCAACCCTCACAGTTACCGGCTGGTTAGTCCGCGGATCTGTCGCCCAACGACCGCTACCGTTTACGAGGCGGTACTGGTTATTGCCGACATTGACCGCCTTAAAGTTTTCCAACGATGAAGGGTTTAATCCCGCCTGAGTCATAGCCTCTCGCCCTGCGGCCGTGTACCGGTCCCGGAAGGTGGTCTTATCCATACCGAAAGGCATGACTACGTCACTGCCGTTCAGGCCTTTGTACACGCCACCCGTAGCATATTGCGCGGCTTTCTCTGCAATATCACTGTCGGGAGAGACCGTATTAGTTTTAGATGCATCGCCAGACTGATAGGCAAGTGCCGCGTATGCTGACCGGAAATTACCCCACGCCACCTGCCGCGCCTGCGCGCTGTAGGCAAAGGCGTTACCGACTTCTTTGTCGAAGTAGGTTTTTAGTTTTTCATCAGAAGGAATGCTGACCGCGCTGATCCCCGCGTCCTTCATCGCCTTGGTGGGATTCAGCATTTGATCGCCAGCCAGCACCGTTTTAGCGACATCGTATTTATCCAGCGTAGGCTTGTAGGATACGAACTGGCTGTAAGGGATGATGCCGCTGCGGTTGTCGTACTGGTTATCCTGCTGGCCCAGCAGCAGCGCTGCGTATGCGGTTCCTGGGCTGCCTGGTGCGATCGATGATGCAACACTGCGCAGTGCCTGCGGCGGCAAGGTTCTCCCTAATCCTTGCAACAGACTGATCGCCTGGTTTACATCCGTAGAATTGCGGACTGCATCAGTCAAAACCTGCGATTCCTGTTTGGACAGCAGCGGTGGAGTGATACCTATAGCCTTAAGCTGGTCCTGCGCCGCATAGCGATTTTTCACCTCTGACGCAATGGCATCAGGAGTGCTGTTGCTGATTGGCTTATAGGCTCCAATATCGACAGCAGACTGAAACGGGTCAGACTGTCGCTGGCTAATTATCCTCTGAGCAGCAGCCTGAACATGGTCGAATGCTGCTGCGCGCCCTGCCAGCCCTTCTCCATTACCAACCTGATTCTTAAGATCACTGACATATTGCTGAATGGATGCCGTCGGCATTGTGCGGAAAGATCCGATATACTGCCCGGCAACGCGCAGGTTTTCGAAATCGTTAAAACGCTGTGTCCCCTCCCGGTAACCGAAAGCGTTAATGAAGTCGCCCTGTGAAGGCGGATTATCGAACTGGATCCCCTTCAGATAAGCAGCGGTTGCATCCTGCACCTGATCAACAAGTTGGGCCTTGAACTGCGTACGAGCCTGGTTCCGCAGCTCCATAGACTGGCGTAAATATGCCGCCTGCTGCTGCGGGCTTGCGGCGTCGAAAGCTTGATTCCCTGAATATCGCTTAGGCGATTCCAGAGTAGTAAGACCAAGCGCGGCAGAAACGCCAGTGTTCAGTTGATCCTCGCTATATGGCTGTTTCCCGTTCTCGTGCTGGATGATGCCAGCGCAGAGCTGACGCAGGGTATTAATGTCGCTCATATTAAGCTGGTCATTTGGCGTGACATTCAGCTTTTTGCATAATGCGGCAATGTACGCTTCTGTGTTATTGCCATCGCTGGCCGGCGCCCAACGATTAACGATCTCGCTAACTGTGTCGTAACCCTGCCGCTGGTACGAAAGCAGGTTTTTACCCAGCGCACGAATACCATGCTCAGGGGTCACGAATTTCGCAAAACGCCCATCACTACCCGCCTGGCCATCCCACGAATTTGAACCGGCTTCGATGTTCCCCGGATTATTATTTCGCAGCCCTCTGGCGGCTGACGAATTACCATGCGCCGTAACACGTGTCGCACCCTCATTGTCTCCAGGCTCACCATTCTGCTGCATGAACTGAATATACTGTTGCGATGCTGCAGTACTCAGCGCGCTATCTGCCGCCTGCTCTTTCAGCTTTTCTTTTTCCGCTACAACCTGTTCCTGGCTCCATCCATGAGCGGCGGCGTACTGATCGATCGCATCAAACCCCATTTTTACCGTATTAACAAACGCTGCATCATCACCATAGAGCCCCTGCGACTGGGTTACCACGTTTTGCTTAATAGCGGAGAACTGCTGATCCTGAAACTGCTGGAACTGGCCAACCTCATACCGGCGGGCCTGGTTATGAAATGACTGCATCGACTGCTGCAATTGAAAAGATAACTGCTGACGGGCCTCGCCATCCGGCACTGTACCCAGCAATTCCTGAGCTTTCTGCTGCATGTTCTGCATGACGACATCGCTTTGCCCGAGCGCAGCCTTTCCCTGCTTCGTTATCAGACCATTGTCAGGATTGTTGAACTGATCATCACCGAACTGATTAAACTGCAGCAGAGCATCCTGGCTAAGCGCTACATCAGCCTTGCGCTTTGCATCAGCCATCATATTGATCGACGTATCAGCAGCCTGCTGGATGCCCTGCACCAGCGGATTTTCCGGCACACGAAGATTGCTCGTCATCACCGGCGCGGTTTGCGTCTGGCTCTGGCGTTGATATTGCGGAACGGTTGGCATAGTCAGCTCCTTTTACTTAGCGGAAAGCGGCTTCCAGGTACCGCCCAGCGTCTTGTATGCATTAAGACCGGTCAGCGTGGAGTTGAGCAGTGTTGAACCTGCGCCAAGCATTCCGGACTGCTTATCAATTTTCCCCTGAGCGCGGCTGGTATCAGCCTGGAACTGCAACCCGGCGGCCTGTCGCTGGCCGTTGTTGATGGTGGTCAGCGCGTCGAGCGTGCCCTGCTGCATGGTTTCAGTTGTCAGGTCCAATGCGTTACCGCTCGTCAGGTCGGCGCCGTTAGCCGCCAGAGCGGTGGTCTGTTGACCGGCAACCCTCCGGGCCTGCTGCCGCTGCTGGTATGCCTGGTCATTAGCTGTATTGATAGTGTCGCGGGCGGCCTGCTCCTGAGCGTCGGCGTTAGCGTTCGCCAGCGCGGCGTTAGCGCGGCCTGTCTGGATCTGACTGTAAGCACTGAGACCGCCAGCAACTGCGGTTACGGCTAGTGCTGCGGTAGCTGGTTCACACATGGGCTATTTCCTTAATGAAATGGTGGAAAGGCATTCTCATCAATCCGTATGGCTCAGGATCTGCCAGGGTGAACCCCATCCAGTGAAGCCAGGATTTTGCTGCGTGGTTACGCGCATCGACGTAATTTTCAAGCACGCGATATCCGCGTGACATGTCACGAAGAACCGGGCGGCAGTGGCGGAGGAATGTCAGCGGCTGATGCTCAATGTGGTCGGTGCTTACAAGCCACGGAATACCGCGCCCGGTGATGATCGATGCCGGAGATATACCGAAGATGGTTACCACCTGGCCGTTAATCATCCCTGCAGCGGCTACCGAAGCGCTTTTCATGGCGCGAGTGATGACTTCCTCCGGAGTCATCCCGGCAGCAGCCATAAACTCATCGTGGTCTGCCTGGCGGACATGCGGGAGAATGGCGCTGATATGCTCGTCAGTAACGCTGACTATCTCAACTTTTCGCATATCAGCCTCCTACCGTTACGCGCGGTATAATGGCCAGAATGCCAAGCGGCAGCGGATCGGAATGGCTAATTACAACCCGCCCGTTACGCTCCCAGTTTGCATCGAGGTTCATATCGATGATGCCCGTCTTTAGCCCTACCGGGTCATCGTAGAATTCCCACTCACGCTGGGTATACTCCAGTAAGTGAGCATCATCTGTTCCGGCCCAAACCGAGCGCCCGCTGTTGAGCATTACGCAAAGCTGATTGATGAGTTTGGTCTTATCCAACAGCGTTGACTGCCCTGCAACGTTCACGTCCAGCGTTTCGATAACCGCGGCTACCGGCAAACCGATATGCACCACTGACGAGTGGTTTTCGATCGTCACTTCGCCGCCTGATACAACCTGCTGAGGTTCAACGTTACCGTCGGCAAGAATGCTAACCGTCTGCCCCTCGAGGTGAGACAGTCCCGCAAATGTCCGACGTGCTATCGACCAGGTTGATTGCGCAGTGTTGCGCAGCGCTGTCGGCACATCACGGTTTGCTAATACGGTAGCCACTGTTGATGAGATAACACCAGCAATGCTCAAACGCATCGACTTGCTGACACCGCCTTCGGTGTAGGGAATATGGATCTCGTAATCAGTGCTCGATGAGTCGAAGATTGCAGAGCTGCATGTTAGCGTGAATTCATCCTGGTAGGTCCAGCCCCCGGCGGAACTGATCGTCATTGTGCGTGAATAGTCGGTGTTTTCTCCGCTGTAAGACAGGCCAGAATCCACGAAAAATGCATCCTGCTGTTCTGTAAACTGCCTGGTGTTCAGTCGCTCAACATAACGAACTGTCGATCCATTCACCGTACGGCGAATAAGCGCATAGACTGCATCTTCCTGCCCTTCGCTAATACTGCAGATCGATTCGACATAGCCATTAGTCATTGGGTGAGGATGCCAGGCATATACCTGCTGCTCGCGGAGATAAGTAAGGCCAAGCAGCATGCCGTCACTCCTCGCACACCATGCAACGCTGAATGGCTGTACAGACAAAGCCCAGTCTCTGATGCTGTAACCGTTAAACAGGTGACTGGCAAGAAGGGTCAGATCACTGGATTGATAGCTGTCCTGGTCAAATGAGTAAAACAGGTCACGGATGATGGAGCCCTTCTGCTGAACGTACAGTGCAACGCTACCAACGTTGATTGGTGCCAGATCGCTGCTACCGTTGAACGACTGACCGGACATCGCAAAGCCACCAGTTCCCGTCAGGTTACCGTTGCTGTCGCCTGTCACCTTGAACTCTCCTCCGCTGGTCAGCACGATAAGCTGACCGACATCGAGAAGGTGCAGGATTTTGTTCAGCTGGCGACCGGCGTAGTTATAGGTGATCGCATCGTCGTCAACCTTCGGGTTGCTGCGATAGAAGTTGTGATAATCACCGGTACGGCTACACCATATAGTTTGAGGAAATGCCCGGCTGCCGCCGAAAATCAGCCGCTGCTGGTAATAGGTAACTGTACCCGGGTAGCCGTCAGTATCGTTCCAGGCGTAATGCGCCCATTTGTAAGTGGCGAAGGTGCTACCCACCACTTGCGCCGGCAGCTCGATCTCACCATCCTGACGTGGTACAACGTCGGCCGTTGCAGTTAGTCCATCTCCGGCGACGGCGGTAATACGGCACACGCCAAAACCACTATGCAGATAGCGCCACAGCACACCGTTACGGCCACCAAGACCCCAGCCATCCCAGGAATCTCCCGTTGTATGGGTCGGAGCAACAGTGCCGGTGGTGCCATTAGAACCGCCGTCAACACAGCGATAAAAGTTCTCCTGATATCGGCACTCGTCACCGATCCCAATGTCTTTATCGGTTTCCCACCGACCAACACTATCTACCGCTTTCTGTTCCATGTAGAACAGTTTTCCCACGTGCTGGCTTTTGAAGATCGGGCTGCTGGCAGTCAACGTTACGGATCCAGTTCGGCCTGAGGCGTACACAGTTACCGAGTCGTCGGTGTTCAGGTCCTGGAATGGCCCGCTGGTCGTTGTCACTGCGGCGGTGCGCCAGTCAGCCTCTCCGTAACGGCGGATCTCAAGCGGCGGATAATCGTTGTGGCACACTGTCATCACATCGGCAGACTGTGTAAATTTCAGCTCAGAAATGACGCTCACCGGCCATGGGGTAGCCACTTCAACAGGGCCGCCGCCGTCCGTAACCAGCGCGCCGTTAGACCAGACGCGAAAATAGTGATCACCGAGCTCGAGCGCATAGGTTTGCGATACGCTGAACTGGAACGGTATTAGCCGGCAGTAACGGTCTGCATATTTCGCGCTCCCCAGGAACCGGAAACCGGGACGATTTTCAATGCCGCCTGACTGCCGGACGATGAAGTTGCGGCAGCGGCGTAATGACGTCTGGTATTTTTCAAGATCGATTCGACCATACAGTGAAGGAGATATCTCGCCGCCTGCAAGCGACGGCTGCACCAGTGAATAGGCCATCAGCAGATCCTCGCACTGGCAAGGTCTGACATCGCCTGCTGCGGTTCATGTGCCTCATCCAGAGCGCGTTGCATGGCCGCCGTAAGCACCTGCTGATAATTGGCCATTGCCTGCTGGCCGAGACTGGCATTTGCCGCGATAGGCATGGCTATTTCTGCCGCCATACGCCACGAAAGCGCATCAGCGAACAGGGCATCAAACATCGTCGGGTCAGTAATGCTTTTCACGTATAGCAGTACCGCCTGAGACTCATTGGTATGAATGACGCGGCCAGTGCCATCTTCATTGCTGCCAACTTCAAAAACAGGCTTATCCTGCAGAACGATATGAGACCCAGTGAACCACTTCGGTAATATGGCAGCTATGCGCGCGCAGTCGGTAGGGTACTGATACCGGAACAACCATCCCGGCGCAGGGTCGCCAAGGTCAGCCAGGACAACGCGCGACATGGCAAAGTTCCAGTCGTTGTCTGCCAGAACTGCGTCGCGCATGGACTCGTAAAACAGGTTGCAGGTATATGCCTCTTTGGTCTTTTCGGTGAGGCTGTTAATCGTCCGGCTGTTGCCTATACGTGCCAGCGCGATATTGCAGATATTGATCACTGATGCCATATCATCCACCAACTAAAAAGGGGCTTTCGCCCCTTTGGTTATGAGGGCTTACACCCCGAGTTCTTTCCGCCTTTCGGCGATCTTCGCCTTCAGAGTTTCCGCTTTGGTATTGAAATGCGGCGCTTCGCCGAACATTTCTTCATACTGTTTGCGCAAATCGTCGAGCTCGGTTAACTCTTCTGCACTGGCCGGGACAATCTTTTCGCTCAGGCTGGTATCAACGGAAACCAGATTACTTCCCGGCTCACCGTCGTAGGTAACGATGTCGCCCGGCTCATGCAGGCGGCCATTGATGAATGACCGCTTAGCGACTTTGTACTCAGGCATTGGTTTGCACGCCTCCGGTGATACCCGCAGTGACTTTGCCAGTGGTCGGCGCAGTACCAGTCACCGTATAGTTCAGACGGATGTAGCGTTCCATCTTCATCGGCAACGTGATAACCGGCGACTTATAGCCCAGCACCAGAGACGCCAGAGGGATCGTCATGGACAGCACGTCCGCAGCGGAACTGAATGCAGAGTTGTCATCGGTTTGCACCGTCACAGTCAGGCTGGTCAGGTTGTTGAAACCTTCAACCACCTGGATAAGCAGCGGGATATCGCCATATTTACCGACATCTTTATTGCTGCCGGTATCAATGACGTTGGTCGAAGCAGCCGTGGCCGTAATGGCCTGAGCTGCGGAAAAAAGCGCTTGCTGGTCGAGCAGCATGATCCCCCCTTACGCCGTTACGGCTGATTCAGTATTCAGGATGGCGTCAGCGCGACGGATCGGAATACCCAGGAAAGAAACGATTTTCTTACCGGCATATTCGTCGATCGTCAGGTTAACGTTTTTCGCATTCATAGCCTGCTTGTGCAACCAGGCATGGATGGTCTTGTTGCAGTAGATGACCTCTTTACCATCGCCCAGCATTGCTACATCACGCGCGTAGTACGCATCAACCATCATGCTGATGAGGTCGGCGCCGGTTGCAGCATCTTTGGTCAAGGTGGTGACATCGATGTTGCAGATGCGCGAGATCGAACGCCAGTCACGGACTGACAGGCCGAGATGCCATTTGAACTCATCACGGTAAGCCAGGAACTGACCGCCGTTCGCATCGCTGACCAGGTCATTACCCAGATCCTGATGCTGGAACCCGGCGACCATACCTTCCGGATAGATCATGTGCGCAGTGTTCTCACCCCAGGACATGAACCAGATGGAGGTATTGGTAGAACCACTACCACCGGCGCTGAATACGTTCTCCGCGCTGGCCGCTTTGGAAGTGCTCAGAGTGTTGAAGCGCGGAGCCAGGCCCATGAACGCTTCCGGCTCAGCATCGGTATTGCCGTAGAAGGTGTAGCGGGAAACCTTGTTGTTAAAGCCCTGCAGCTTGCCCATGTTCTCGGACACGCGGAACGAGTCCGCATTACCGGAGCGATCGGCCAGGTCTTTATCCACAAAGCCAAGGTCGTACAGCATACCGGTAGTGTCAGTCACCGGAACGGTCTGGGTTTTGGTAGGCTGCACGCCCTGGTTGTAACGGCGCCACACCGGCTCGGGGATACCGGCACGGATGGTGGTTTTGTGTTTGGAACCGTCGTTACACGGCACGTAAATCGCATCGGTAATGACATCGTTGCTTTTCGCCAGCTGCTCGACGATTTTAGCGATCCGCCCGTTCTTGTCGGTACGGCTGTACACGTCAAGAAGAGAAGGCAGCGTCTGACCAATTAAAGCCATGATTACACCTCACTATTTTTTGCTTGGATAAAACGCTTCGACCAGATCGTTTTTCGGCGATCCGTTACCCTGGCCAGTGACGAAACTGTCTTCACTCATCAACTTGCCTACCTTTGCGAACGCCCGAACCATTTCCGGGTGATTACCCAGGCCGGTCGAGTCAAGGAATTCGCGGAACTCTTTCGATGCGAAGGTATCCAGCGCCTTCTGCGCGTGTCCGACGGATACCGTTAATTTGTCGCCACCGATTTCTTTGTCAGCCTTCGTGTCAGCTGCCCACTGTTCAACCTGCTGCCCCCACGACTCAGCCTGGCGGTTCTGGATTTGCTCCTGCAGTTGTGGCCACAGTCCAGCCAACTTCTGCGCCTGGTCATTAGAAAGACCAAGCTCGCGCGCCACGGGCTCAAACAACTCAACAGCTTTTGAGTCCAGCTCAGTGCCTTCAGGTGCCGTTAGTTCATATTTTTCTGGAACCGATGGTTCAGCAGAAGGAGCTGGCTTATCGCCAGTCGGATCAGGTTTATCACCATCAGCTGGCGAAGGTTCTGGATCTGCTGCTGGTTGTTGCGCTGCTTCAGATTGCTCAGCCGCAGGAGCCGGGGATGGTTCGGATGCTGCTGGAGCTGCTCCACCATCTGCAGGCTGCTCATTGCACAAACGCCGATACATCAGACGCTCAAATAAATTCATCGCTATTCCTCGCTGGCCTCTTTGGCCATTGCCAGATACTGATCGGGACACGCTTCCATCACGTCGGAAAAGACTTTCAGTCCCGTGTTACGTTTTCCTTCGGCGAAGGCTGCCGAGAGCGCCTCACCGGTATAAGTCGTACGCCACACTCCAGCCTGCTCAATCAGGCGCCAGATGAAACGGCGGCCGTGTTCTGTCTCGCAGATGAGGCGCAGGTCATTAAGTTCGTTCTCGCGCCGTAACTGCTGCCTTTTGAGCTCATCTGCTGCCAGTTCTTCACGCTCTTCTTCGCTCAGGTAATCAGTCATTGCGTCACCGCCGGCTGCTGAGCAGCATCAGAGAGGGTTTTTAACAGGCTAGGGTCAGCGGTGTTGGTATCGCTCAGGGTCTTAGCAGTTGCACCAGCTTGCTGGGCCATAGCCATCATCTGCTGCTGTTGTTCCATTTGAGCGCGCTGCTCGCGCGTAGCTTGCACCTCATCATCAGAGTTAACGATCGTGGCCGGGACGCCGAGCATATTTCCGTACTCGTCAATCGTCTGGTCGATATTGAGTTTGTCGAGCGCCGCAGGATTGGCTTTTGCAAGATTCCCAACAAAGCCAACAAAGCGCTCAACGCTGCTGATCCCTATGGATTTTTGGGCCTGTGCCAAAATGGAGACATATTCAACTTTCAGAGGAGTGCCCTGCAGTTCTTCCGGTGGCTCAGGAAAGAGGTTGCGGCGCGCCATGATGTTGAATGTGCGATCAACGAAAGGATCAAGGAATTCATCATTAAGTCGCTCCAGTACTGGACCAAGCTGCAGGAGTTTCTCATCCTGCATTGCGGCCACAGCCTCCACTGGCATGCTCCTGGTGTTGATGGTGCTGAACAGGTTAAACAGGTCAGAGAAGAAGCAGGCTTCAATCATTTGGCGGTCATCAGCAATGCTGCCGAGCATGTCATTAAGCTGAGGGCTGACGGCGTAAGCCGGACGCACTAGCTTGGTAGCATCAACCTCATCAACATAAGTGACGCCGCCAGGGGCAAGGTTGATCAGCTTATTTTTAAGACCTGTCGGGGCCACCATTGGCGGGTTAACAAGCTTATCGATCGCGTTAGCTTTGCGAATTTGCTCCAGCTGCAGCGCCTTACCAGTACCGAGCGCCATCATTCCCGGGCAGTTGCTCCCGTAAACGTCCTCCCCGTTAATCTCCCAGCGCGGTGAAAGGATAGGCGGCTCATCAAAACCAGCCTCACGAAGGAGCTTGTCACCGTCCCCGGACAACTCGAAATACACCGATTTGAATGCCTTGTTACGGGAATTCAGCTTGCCGTTCACACGATCGATATTGGGTTCTGTCAGATGGACCACATCGAACCATGCTTCATAATTCGCGTTATCCCAGGCTCCGCGCACGGCGTTACTGACATTGTCCAGGCCAAACTGCATAACAATCTGGCGGGCAGTCATGGAGAAAACGCGATATGTGGTATCGACTGACAAACGATGCGAGTTTGACAGGTAGTAACTTCCGATCGGCAGAGGATGAGTACGAATCACATCTTCGTCGTCTTCGAGAACCGCCATAGCCGCGGTACCAAAAACACCAAGGTGCCGGTAGATAATCGGCAGGGACTGGTAGACGTTAGAGCGGTTCATGACGTCGTTCATCCTGGTCATGACCACATCAAGCCAGCGTTTTACCGGTCCATATTGCATCATCTCCGGATCCGGCGTTGCCAGCTTAAACCATGGGCGGGTTGGGCTGGTGATACCTGACAGCATGCCTGATTGCAGAGTGCGGGCAGCTTTGGAGGCGGTAGGGTCAACGATGCGGGTATTTCGCTTGCTGCCGTTGTTTCTCTCCGTCGTGAGAAAGCGCGTGCTACGCGGATCGATAAATTCCGCCAGTTCGCGCCAGTGCTCCTCAAAGCTGGTGCGCTCATTTTTGAGCTGCCCCAGGTGTTTGAGGTAATGCTGTTTCGGAGAGAGTTCGGCCATGGATTACGCCCCGAGCAGGGTCTTACCCTGAGTGCCGCCAGAAGGCTGCGTTACACCCTGGCTCGAAGTCAGGATTGTTGATTTCTGCCCGCCCGCTGCGGCACGGCGACGACGATCGCTATCAGCGGCGTTCTGTACAGCAGAATCGGAAACCTGCGGCGCCGCCTGAACCTGCGGAGAACTCACTTTCGGCTTGCTGATGCACATTTTGCTGCGCTCCATACGCGTTTAAATTATTACCAATTTAACCACATATGATTTATTTGTCGTAGTGTATTGACCTTTTGACGATAAATTATTACCTTTTTGGTAAACACAACATGAAAGCGCACCCCATTCCCTTCCATTGGTGGCTTTGTCGTTACTCAGATGGCGGAGTGCGCTTCCAGGTGTGAAAGCATCCGGCGTATGGCACATGCGTCGATAGCGGTCCGGGGGCAAGTTTGGCGGTGGCAGTTATTCCCTTTCTGACCACCGCCCTTTTTACAGCAGGACGCCATTGCGATGACTTCATGCTGTAAACCCTGTGACACCCAGCCAAGGACGGCACTTTCCATCATCCCTGTTTCGCCCGGTTCGTCCGGGCATTTTTTTGCCTGGTGACTGAGCGCTACCATATCGGTATACTCCCATAAAAAACATATGGGCTTATCATGTTAGAATCACTTAAAGAATTCACGACATCGACATTCAATACAGCAATGAATCGTGTTAAAAACCCTGCGTTCGGTGCTTTCGCAATTTCATGGTGCGCATTTAACTGGAAGCAAATACTTTATTTGTTTTTTGCTGATAACGGAATATATTACAAAATAGAATATATTTCTCAAAATAGTAGCTGGTGGAACGTAATTGTCTTCCCTGCAATTTCTTCACTTGTTTTATGTGTTGGTTTGCCGTGGATTAATAATGCTATAACTAAATGGCAAAGCAAGCCGCTTGACAATGCAGAGTAAATTGAGAACTTCAAACAGGCGCGCATAATCCAACGCTCCACACGATTGCAACGTCTGAAGGCAAAACATGATGTGACTTACGACAGAGTTAAAACCGGAGCTGAAAAAGACATCCAGTCAATGAAAGAACAAATAACTGAATCTCAGGCAAGAATGGGAGAGCTTACCAATGAACGAGACGAGCTACGTAAAACAATAAATTATTTAAATAAAGAAGTTCAAAATCTCAAATCAAATATTGAGAACGCAAGTTCAATTATCCTTGAGAAAAATGATCGCATTAGCCAACTTGAAAAATCACGAGAATCTTTATTGGCACAATTCAATCTTGATATTGCATCACAAAGCAAACTACAGCAGTCTTCTCCGTTGGCATCGGCTAGCGCATTAGATATGTTAAAAACAAAAGTTGACAATGCATTTCTTAAACATGAAAAAAATAAAGAATATATTATTAAAGATTCAAAAAACATTAAAGATTAGGCCCACGGGTCGTACTCGCTGATCACGTTGGGCTGCTTGCCGCCGGCAGCAGGGAAATCTGAACGCTTCGTCACCGGGTATGCGAATGTCAGAAGCAGCGCATCGCCCTTGCCCGGCGACCGGCCCAGACGCTCTTTGATATCTTCCTTCGGCTCCATGACGATCTTGCCGTCCACCCTCACCTTGTACTCTGCCGCGGACAGGTCGTCCGCCGTCTCCTGGTCATCCAGCGCGCCGCCTAGCTTGAGCCACGTCTTACAGGCGTTGAACATCTCACCGCGCTTATTCAGCATCTGCGGGTCTGCTGATGCGCCGCCGAACGGCACAAGCTGCCAGGTGCGGCCCCAGCCATCACCGATTGACTTCAGACCGGTGCCGTAACCGAAGTCGATAAACACCGCGTCAGCCTGGTACTGGTCTTCAAAGTCGGCGATACGCTTCGCCATTATCAGATCGTCGGTGGTCTTGTTGCCGGTCCACAGCACTTTGCTGTGCAGTCCCTGGCGGAAATAAATCACTGCATCATCCACGCCGGAATATGCTGGGTCGACGCCGATTATCCGCGGGGCGTGCGCCACCTGCGCAGCGGTCACAACGCGCTTCATTGCCTCATCAGTCAGCCCGGTAGGGATAAACTGCAGCTCTGAAGCATCCGGGAAGATCCCGCGCACACGGACCTTCACAAAGTCGCTGTCCTCGCCGTAGTCGTCCACCCATTTCTGCAGTTGCTGCTTGTTGGTGCCTTCGACGGTGCGGCTGTCGATTTGCGCGCATTTCCAGCGGTGCCGGTACTTGCGGAAGCACTCACGGAATCGCCCGGTGTTGCGCGTCGGGTTACCGAACGCCACCCAGATGATTTCTGTTTCTTCGTCCGTCAGCGCGCCCTCGGCAACCTCCCAGACCAGATCAGCGATGTTGGATGCTTCGTCGAACACCACAACGATGCGCTTACGCTCGTTGTGCAGCCCGGCGAACGCCTCTGTATTGTGCTCAGACCATGGGATTGCGTCAGCGCGCCAGCGTTTATCGTGGCCCGGATCGTTGCTGTACATCGCCGTAGCGGTGCAGGTGAACCATTCTTTCGTGATAGCCAGGTTCGACCATTTGATGATTTCAGGCCAGGTCTTCGTGCGCAGCTGGTTATCGGTGTTAGCGGTCACCACCACCTTGCAATCTTCACAGGTGGACATGGCCCAGTTAATCAGCATGGAGATAAACGCAGATTTTCCGATGCCGTGGCCGGATGCGCGGGACAGCATCAGCGGCTGGTGACGTGTCGCGGGATTCTGCAGGTGCTCGCCTATTTCGCGGAATGCGTCAGCCTGCCACTGGCGCGGACCAGTGGCGTGCGCCAGTTCTGTGCCATCCTCGCCCCACGGAAACGCATACAGCGCATAGCCCAGCGGGTCATGGGTGAAGCTGGCGATATCGTCGATCAGCTGTTCTTCCGGGGATAAAGCGGCGTCTGTCACTGGTCACCACCCTGGCGCTCTTTCAGGCGGCGCCGGGCGGCGGCCATGCGGTCAGCAATGGTGACATTCACGTTAACTTCCATGCGCTCTTTGAATGCCATCACATCAACGTGCTTACCAATCAGCTCGAGGTTCTTCACCTTGTCTGGCCATTTTATTTTTTTGAGGATAGTCTCGATCGTGGTCTCATCCATGTTCATGATGGTTGAGGACAGATCGAAACCGCTGAGCGTGGTGCGCCAGATTTTCGGCCACTCGCGGATAGGCTTCAGGCCGCCGTCATCATTCAGGATATCCAGCACGTCCATCTGGTCTATTTCCACCAGGCGCAGCAGCACGTAATCGGCGCTGACGCGCAGGCGCTTGTTGCGCTCCTCCATCAGCTCAGCGATTCGTTTTTGGATACGCTCATCACGCATCATAGTGCTGGCTTTGACGTGGGCAGACTTTGGGGAGAACCCGGCATTGATGGCCGCCTGCGTCTGATTTTCAGGGCATTTCACATACTCCTGGGCGTAGGCTTCCTGCATCACCGTCAACGGTTTGTATTGAGTTGATTTGCGCTTCGGATCCTTTGGCATGGTAAACACCCCGAAAATAATTACCTTTTAGGTAATAGTAACACGCAAAACAAAGCCGCCATAGTCGGCGGCCGCGGTCATTCCAGTTTAAATTCATCCTCTAACTCATGAGATCGGGCGGCGACATGGTCGTATAGCACGACGTACTCAACGCAGCTTGATAGGGGCATTGGCCGCTCAAACTCAAGCCAGAAGCAGTCGGCATAAGCTCGACCAAACCAGTACCCGCCGCCGAACTCCTTACCACGCTGGATCATCATCCATCGGCCATCAGGTACAGCGTCGATAAAATCCCCGCGGTAAACGACAGTATAATTACGGTCTTTGCCACCCATGATCTTCACCCCTAAAATACTGTATATTTAAACAGTATAATCATGCGAGGATTTAGTCAATCTGTCGTGACATGTCACAGCGGTAGTTTTGTTTCGTGCCAGCCGTACATAACCCAGCATGCGGCTTCCCCTGAGTGCGGGCATGATGCCACTGGCAGTTGATCTCCGCACTTGCCGCAGCGCCGTTTGCTGATGGCGTTAATCCGGCCGCGCACCCGGGCATCATCCTGGCGGATCAGCAGCGCGATGTACTCGGCCATTTCGTATGGATCGCGACCAGGGCGCCGGGCGGCGCAGTTCCGCGCCAGCATCTCTACTTCCTGCTCGTCGAGCACCAGTTCAATTTTGCGCTCACCGGCGGCGGACTGCCGCGCGCGCTGCGCGGCTTTGCGTTCTGCTGGGGATTTAGGCATCAGTCGTCATCCTCATCCCAATCGTCACCTTCCTCATCCTCTTCATCATCGCAGGATGCGAGCAGAGGATTCATCCGCCGCCCTACCTGGCTGGCGTAGCCGCGGCGACAGAGGTTGTGCAGCACGCTGTAAATTTCGAACATTTCGGTCCGCTCATCACCAATATCAAGCTCACAGGCCAGCGTGTGGCATTCAGTAGCGAGTGCCGATATCTTCTCAAGCAGTTCGACCTTATTCACCTTTCACCTCCTGAGGGGCGGCTGGCAGCGGCATCCAGTGGGTTACGTTTTGCAACTTCAATCTGTCGCATGGCTCATAGCCATCAATGGTAAATCCATCATCAGAACTATACATAGCCTCGCCATAAACCTGATCTCCATCGAAAGCGATAACTGCCTCAAAATCTATCGGCATCTGCTCGCTTACCGGAATCCATTTACCCGGCACGGTAGCGGGTTCACTGCCGGGTGACTGAGGGGCGGCTGCGAGCATGGCGGCGCGGCAGGCGTTCCAGGAATCAGCGGCCGCATTTCGCTGGTCTTCATCCCACTGGAATACAGCGCGGTCACGACGCCTGGCACTGGCAAGAATTTCGATACTGTCCGGAGTGGCTTCTTCCGGCACTACCGGCGCTGGCTGCGCGTGGCGATAGAGCGGCTCAACCTCTCCCGCCAGGTCACCTCTACTGGCGAGATGCCACCGTTTATCTGGCCCACTGCGCCAACGCCACGCCACCGGCTCGCTGTCCATCGCGGCCAGCGCCAGTTCAGCAAGCTGCAGGTCAGCCAATATTTCTTCGCGTGCGCTTTCGAATGCTTTCTGTCGTGATGCCATTTTCAGCGCTTTGACGTTTTCACGAGCGCGTTCGTGAAGCTGCGCTCTGGTTAATTTGCTGGTCATTGGTTGGCTCCCCGTGAAATTTTGTGGCCCGGCGCATAGCAGCGCTGGCGGTCTTTGCTGATGCGCCAGCCAGCTTTGCGCGCCTGCTGAGAAATATCGGTCATATTCCGGCCAATAAAATCAGCCTGCCCCTGCGGATAGATTTTCCCTGACTGACAACCATCACAGTCGCAGTAGAGGTCCGCGCAAAATCCTTCAGTGATAGCCATCTACTCATCCTCCCCGGTAATTTCGTGGTAGCCGTAATTGCATTGATTCAGGAAAATATCCTTAGCTTCTGCCGCAATCTCTTCATCGGTTGCATCATCTTCAACTTCGAATATTTCCTCGAAATTTCCGCCAACAATCCCGGTCTCAATGGTCACTTTGAATTTACGCATCACTCAGCCTCCACCTTGATGCCAGCGGCAGACGAGAGTAACTCAAGCGCCAATCGCACTTGATGCTCAACTTCATCAGCTAATGGTGATTTGTAAGTATTCCTATAGTCCGGCAACTTCACAGTGACGGTGCGGGGTTCCAGGCATTCAGCAGGCTTAGTGCTCCAGCCGTGCCACCACATGAAGGCGCAGTAAGCGGCAACGTCGCGCGGATCACCTTTGGCGATATGCTGGTGAAAGTGCGTCTGGCATTGACTTGGCCACCCATCCTGTTTCCAGTCCGCGTCGTAGCCGTATTTTAATTGGGCCTTGTACAGCTTCTCTGCTAGGGCAGTGCAGAAGTCGGTCACCAACTTCTGCGTATCCGGGTGAAGCTCGGATGGAATTACCGGTGCAGGCTTCACGGTGCGGGACTCCAGCTCGGCGATGCGAAACATCACGCGCCGTGATTTTTCTCTCTCCCGCTCAAGCTCTGCGTCCAGCTCGGCGATGCGCTTCTCTGCCGCTTCCGCCCTGGCCTCCTGCTCATGCGCTTCGCTCCATCCGCGATTGCAGTGAGCCTCCGTGGCTTGCGACTTCTCCAGCGCCTCTACCAATGCGAGAATGTTTTCCGGCGTCATTAACTCTTTGAATGTTTGCCTGGCAATGGTCGCCTTCACATATCGAGCTATATGGGCAGTCTCCTTGACGTCAGTTGCCGCCGCTTTCAGGCTCTGCGCCAGTTTGGTGATATCAGTTGTCATGCGGCACGCTCCCATTTCACGCCATTTTTCACCAACTGGCGGCAGTGCCGAATAATTTCAGCTCGCCCAACTTTGTTACCCAGCCTCCATGGGGAATAAAACTTCTCTTTATCAACCTCTTCCCCGGTTGAGTTTTCGGCGTCATACGCATACCCAATGCCATCCCAATCAGTGGTTTCATCGATTAGCCGGTTGTGGAGAATGTCAAACGCCTCTTGGCTATCTGCCTCCCCCCAATAGTCAACGGTGACGACTTCCCACGTCTGGTACCACATGCAGTTTGAATAAATCATCCCTTCGCCGCGTGACCACACTTCCCGTCGGTATTGGCGTGGCATAAGAGCAATCAAAATCTTCATGGCGGCGGTGTTAATTTTTTTCTCAATGCGCGGTTTTTCGTTGGTATAGCGTCGCTTGTTCATTTGGCCCCCTCGCGCAGCTGCTTGGCAATATAATCCGCAAGTTCGCCTTTTTTATTTAGGTTTTGCATCTCAATCAGGTCGGACATTGCAAGTCCATTGGTCGGCGAGATAACAACAAAGTTACCGTTAACTTCAAACTGGCGACCTTGCTTCTCCATGCGTTTCACAAAATCAGCGACCTTTGACATTTAACACCTCCAAAACGAAAGACTTCGCCCACTCGGCCTCTAGATGACATTCCATTGACACAAGATGCGCGGCAAACTCCTCCACCCCATCAGCCTTAATCCCGGCTACGATGCGATCGGTGGCGGGGGTTTGTACTGCCGTGACATTAGACCGGTGGTCATTCCATCCGCGCGCATATATCGGATTTATGGACATGCCGTCCTTCACGCAGTACCGCTGGCCACCACCATTGATAACTTCAATCTCTTCCGCAACGGCTGCCTTCAGCGCCATATTCTCCGCAGCAAGCTGCTGGTACGATTTCGCCAGCTTCAGGAACTTCTGCTCTCTGATCGACAGCTCGCCCGCAGACTCCAGCGACCGAATGAGCTCGTTTACTGTTTCGATGTTCATGCTGTCACCCACTCGATCGCCAGATAAGCCACATACAGGACGGCGACGATTGCCACCCAACCAATGATGTTTGCCACCATCACGAACAGCAGCAGTGACCGCCGACTGTAATTCACGAAATCAAAATCCATACTTACCCCCGCTTACCCGTTTAACTTATTGATTCAATTGATATCAATGAAGATCGTTGTTTTAGAACTCTTCGACCTTCCACCCGCCGCCGGCTTTTGCCGGGAGCTTCGTTACTCCGATGATCCGGAATGGGTACTGGTCGGCGGCGACTTTGGTTTTCACCCTGGCATCGTCGGTCCAGTAACCCCCCTTCACTTCGTGCATTTCCAGTTGGCCGTTTGCCAGCATCACGGCGAAGTCAGGCGTGTAGAACGTGTTGTCAGCCAGACGCAGCTTGATGCCTTCGAACCGGTACCAGGCTATCTCCCCGTAGCGCTTACGCAGTTCAAGCTCTTGCGCATACGCCGTTTCGGTTTTGTTCATCTGGCCCGCTTTAAGCCGGCCTAGTGCCTGTACTGTCTTTCGCATGATTTTTACCTTATTGGTAATTTATAACCATAAACGGATCAATATCAATAGTCTTGCGCATATTTTATTACCCTTTTGGTAAACATTAAGGCGTAAAAAAACGCGCTTCCGCGCCGGTATTACTTGATGAGTCCTGCTGCCTTCCCTCGCCGGTATTCCTCCATCAGCCACTGTGCCGGGGTTATACCTCCGAGTGTCGCCGCGTTAGGCATGCATCCGAAGCTTCGACCTGGTGGATGGTAGGTATTGCCACCGGGGTCTGGAGGGGTGCTTATAGGCTCTGGCTTCGACTGGATGCTCAGAATCGGATCAGGTATCTGATGACCTGCCGCGACCTTTGATGCCCATTCGTCAAGAAGCTTACGCGCATGTTTCTCAACTTCAATCTCACTTAACTGACGCTGGTACATCGCGCGCCTGGTATCGCACACAATCCAGTACATGACAGGGTGGCGCCACGGGAATTGTTCTGGTCCGCCAGGCTGTAGGCTTTTCTCCTTGGCGTAGCGGTGAAACTCCCCCATCACATCTTCGATGCTCACGCCAAGCACCATCTTGCTGTCTTTGCACCACTTGATGAATTGACCTGGTGACGGCCAGAACGGTGATTCACAGGCACGGGCATGGCGCATTCCTGCTGATACCTGCTCGCGGGTACGGATACCACCTTCGGCGAAAGCGGCGATCCACTGGCGCTTAGCGTCGGTCTCCTGCTGTGCGGTCTTAAGGTTGGTCTGCTCTGCTGCCGGAAACAGTTGCTTGAGCTGTTTAAACAGGGCATCGACAAGTCTCTCTGCGCTGATGTTCACAACATTGTCTTGCTGAGCCTGGTGATTGTCCGGACCCATCATGCGAGCCAGGGCGCCGGCATCACGATTCTGAATTGCTGCGAATACGTTACTCATAAGAAATCCTTCCAGCCTTCAGGGCTGTTCCAGTGTGGTACTTCATCGTCAGAGCTTTCACCGCGCTTTCCTGCCGCTCTTTTTTTCCTGTTCATCAGCAGCCGGGCAAACTTCTGCTCCCACTGCACGTGTTGCATCACATTGCCTTCTGCCATCCAGTAGGTGATGAATTCGATCAGATCTGATTTCTTGTAACCGTCAGCTGGTAGCGCATGGCCCCATGTTCTGGCGCGCATGACAAAGTCCTCTGACGGCTTCCAGTTTTCATGCATGGTGAATTTGCCAATTGGCTCTCCGATACCATCAACGACAACCGGAGGGACTTGAATTACTTCGCGCGCAGAGAGAGGGGTTTTTATTTCCCTGATCCCTGATCCCTGATCCATTCCTAATGGTACTTGTACCGTATCAGTACCGTACTCATACGGTACTAGGGGTAAACCTTTGATTTTGCTTTCTTTTGGCTTATTCACTACCTGATGTTTAAGGAAATTAGTTATGACCCCAAAATGCTTGCCATCAGGGGTGGAAAACATGGATAAATAACCACAGTTGGAAAGCTCCCGTATTAGTACCGGAATAGGAACGGATGGTTCTCGGATAGGGAAAACTGCAGCTTTGATAAGCTTCGGGTTTGCATTGAAATAGCCTTCATCATCTGCGTAATTAAGCAGACCAATAGCCAACAAGCAGGCTGGTTCTGATACCTCTGCCATGTCTTCATCGGTCCAGAACTCGGGCTTAATGGTGCGAATGCGGGCCATCAGATCACCTCCACGGCATTACCTTTTGAGGCCTCATGCATTAGCCGTTTTATCTCAGCATGGCGGCGGCGGTTAGTCTCGAGGGTGCATTCGACACAATGCCCGTTGTATACCCATCGCTCACTGTCATGGCCGTGCTTACATTGCTTACCGGTGTAGTAGCGCTTTAGTCCTGCCTTTGCCGCTTCGACGCGAGTAATGATCTCCATAGTTCCTGTCTCACTCTGGTTGTGGTTACGGTAATTTTGCAGCAAGCCAAAAAAAGATCAACCGTATTTGGATAATTATTACCGAATTGGTGTACAGGGAGAGGCAGGAGCCGCCTGGGGGTGGCGGCGAGGGTGAGTTTTGAGGATTAACGTTCGTGGAACCAGAGGACCAGGTCGGATTTTGCGGAGATCCACTTACGGGATTTGCAGGCTTTAAACAGTCTTTCTAACAGAGGCTTACGTGGAATTCTTCTACGGCCAGTCAGGTGAACCTGAATGTAGTGGCTGGTCGTGCCGGCGTCACTTGCGAACTCTTCACGCTCTGCCGGAGAGAGGTCGAGCCAGCAGCGTTTGAAGTCAAATTTTTGCACATCGCTCATATTTTTTAGTCCCGGACTAACTTTAGACAGCCTGATTATTACCAATCTGGTGTAAAAATCAATGACTGTTACCTTTTTGGTAAGTTTACCTTTATGGTAATATTCTATTAAATTTAATCAGTTAGGTAACAATTCCAGGCTAAAAAAATAGAAATGAAAAGCATCTACGACATAAGACGCGACAACCTCAATGAGATAATCCGGAAGGATTTCGATAACACGCAACTCCGGTTTGCCGAGAGAATCAAAAAATCAGCTAACCTCGTTAACAGGTGGAGCAAGGGGACAAAAAATATCGGCGCTAACGCGGCACGCGAGATCGAGTCGTTCGCCGGAAAAGGTCGTTTCTGGCTGGATATCGACCATCTGTCAGATACCCCGACGCTGCCGGAGATTATCGACCCGCAGGAATGGAGTGTGGAAAAGCAGGCAGCGTTTACCCTGGGTGTATGGATGGGACAGCATCCGGATCTGAACTCAGAGAAAAAGGTTTCGGAAGCGGCCGGTATCGGCCAGGCGACCGTAAATCGCATCCTGAACTGCGAAGGCTCCACCAGCATTGGCGTACTGTCGGCTATCGCCAGGGCGTTCGGCCGCGATGCATATGAGCTGATCCTGCCGCCTGGTAATGCTGGTCTGATTGACTATGACCACCATGAATACGCCGGGCTGCCGCAGGAAGAGAAAAACAAGATCGCCGCCTTCATCAAGTTCATCGTCAGCCAGAACCAGTAACCTCTAACCTACCTGTCACTCCCTGATGGGATAACTTCCCGCGTCTCATACATTTACCAAAATGGTAAACTTTTCCTCGTCACATCTATTGACTAATTCGTAAATTGATCAGATTATTACCTTAACGGTAACAGCAGGGCGTTGAATTACCAGAAACCCACCACCGGGTGGCTTTCTCATACCCCTGATATTTACCAAATGGTAATAGTGAGGTGTGTATGCAATGGCAAATCATTAACGGCTGGTACTGCGTTACGGCATGCGGGCTGATGAGCTGGAAGTTTCGCACGCTGCCGGAAGCTATCAGCTGGGCATTCGTCAGCAAACTGGCAGCAAAAACGGAAATGGGTATGGGGGTGAGTAAGTGACTGATTTAGCAATTATCGAAATCGCGCCAGACATGGCGCCGGCAATTTACGTTGAGAACGGGCTTGATTCATTCCTGGAAAAGATACGCGCCGGAGTAAACGAAGTTCCTGACCTGAGCACTGCAAAGGGACGGGCTCGTATTGCATCGCTGGCCGCACAGGTATCACGCAGCAAAACTGCTGTAGAGAAACCTGGCAGGGATTACCTGAAGCGCCTCAAGGAGCAGCCGAAAGTGGTTGAAGCTGAATTGCGCCGCTTCGTCACCGAATGCGATCAGCTGCGCGATGAAGTACGCCGCCCTCTTACCGAGTGGGAAGATGCTGAAAAGGCGCGCACCGAAGCACTGCAGCAGCGCCTTGTGGATTTGCGTGCGCTGGCTGACGTGATCGACACCGCCGGTAACTACCTGCCTTCTGCTGATATTCAGGCGCGCATTCTGGAAGCTAAATCCGTGGTGCTGGATGACAGTTGGCAGGAACGCGCAGCAGAGGCGGGAGTGGCTAAAGATTCAACTATTCAGCAACTGGAAGCGTCGCTGGTAATAGCGCAAAAGCGCGAACATGAAGCCGCTGAGCTTGATCGCCTGCGCAAAGAGGCAGAAGAAAAAGCACGCCTTGAGCGTGAAGAGAATATCCGCCGTGAAGCTGCTGAACAGGCTAAGCGTGATGCAGAGGCAAAGGCACAGGCTGAAATTGATGCTGCTGCACGCCGTGAATCTGAAGCCAGAGCTGCAACTGAACGCGCAGAGCGCGAAAAAATTGAAGCCCAGCAGAAAGCAGAGCGTGAAGCAAAAGCCGCTGCTGAAAAAGCTGAGCAGGAAAAGAACGCTGCTATCGCAGCGGAGCGCCGCCGTCAGGAGGAAGCTGAATCAGCGCGCCTGGCTGAGCAGAAGCGCATTGCGGAAGAAGAAGCGCGCCGGGCCGCTGATAAAGAGCACCGCCGCAGCATCAATCGACAGGCTATCGCAGACCTGATTGAAAGCGGCCTTACGCAGGAAATGGCAGAGAAGGCACTGATCGCCATCGCCAGCGGGAAGGTATCTGCAGTCTCTATCAAGTACTGAGGTGCGTATGAACATTCAGCAGATTAACAACCTGAAAAAAATCATGAACAACATCGATGGCGATTACCAGCTTAACCAGATGCTGTACGAGCGCCACGTCGAGCTTATCGACGCGATCAAGTTCCATCAGCTGCAAAAGCCATTCTACGAACTGGAGCGCAAAGGCGTGCGCAGCGAGCTCCTGGAAGAGCTGATGATGAGCTCTGAGTTTGAAGAATGCCTGGCCGCGTATCAGCGGGAACTCACCGGCATCATTGCCAAGTGGGATCTGGCTGACCAGCTGGATACGGCGAGGAACGCAGCATGATGAATAACGTTGGCAGCATGGACAGAACCAAGTATCTCGGCGGCAGTGATGTCGCCGGTATTCTCGGGATTAGCCCGTGGCGCACTCCGCTTGAGGTTTACCTCGACAAAGTTCAGCCACGCAATAAGCCAATAGATCCAGGGAAACAGAGAGTGTTTACGCGTGGCCAGCGTATGGAGCCATACGTAATCGACCTGCTGGCTGAAGAAACAGGACTCGAAATCATCCACCGCGGGAACCGGTACATCCACCGTGATTACGGCTTTATCGCAGCTGAGATTGATGCAGAAGCAGCTACCGGAGAGAACATCGAGATCAAAACGGTTAGCCCGTTCAAGGCTAAGGAATGGGGAGAGGTTCAGACAGATGCGATCCCTGTGCATTACACGGCGCAGGCCATGCATGGGCTGATGGTTACCGGGAAACAGGTATGCGTATTTGGTGTGCTGATCGGCGGTGATGACTTCCGTATCTATCGGGTGGAGCGTGACGAAGAAACCATCCAGGCCATCCTGGAGAAAGAAGTCTCCTTCTGGGACAGGGTGATAAACCTCAACCCGCCGGAGGCCACCAGCGTAAGCGATATTTCGCTGATGTTTGAGAAGGACGCCGGTACCAGTATTGAGGCAGACGGTAAAGCTCTGTCGCTATACAACGACCTTAGAGATATGAAGTCACGCTGCAAAGCGCTGGAAGCAGAAATAGCTGTATCAGAAGAGAAACTGAAGATTTATATGCAGGATAACTCAATTCTGACGCTGGATGGTAAGCCGATCTGCACATGGAAATCTCAGGTTAGCAATCGATTTGACCAAAAGCTATTCCAGGCAGAACACCCTGCCCTTTACGAAAAATTCAAAACAGCAACGACATCACGCGTATTCAGAATGAAGTAAGGAGAAAACATGTCTACCAACGCACTTAAGGCAGCTGCGACAGGAAACCAGGTCGCGCAGCATAGCGATAAACCAACCACTCTGGCTGGCTTGCTCGCAGATCCAAAAATTAAGGCTCAGATGGCTTTAGCGCTTCCTAAGCACATGACTGCAGATCGCCTTGCACGAATCGCTACCACTGAGATCCGCAAGGTTCCAAAACTGGCCGCATGTGACCAGGCCAGTTTCCTCGGGGCAATTATGCAGTGTGCTCAACTCGGGCTGGAACCGGGCGGTGCACTTGGCCATGCATACCTGATTCCGTTCGACAAACGCCAGAAAGTTAATGGCCGCTGGGAAACTGTATCGACAGAAGCGCAGCTGATTATTGGTTATCGCGGAATGATTGACCTCGCCCGTCGGTCAGGTCAAATCCTGAGCATATCAGCGCGCACAGTCCATGCGAACGACAAATTCAGTTACTCATACGGACTGGAAGAAACGCTCGAGCATTCACCTTGCGAGACCGGTGACCGAGGAGAACTTACGCATGTTTACGCCGTTGCACGCCTGAAAGATGGCGGCGTTCAGTTCGAAGTTATGAGCCGGGCAGACGTTGAGAAAGTTCGTGCCCTGAGCAAAGCCGGAAGCAGCGGACCGTGGGTGGACCACTTTGACGAGATGGCCAAAAAGACGGTGATCCGTCGCCTGTTTAAATACCTGCCTGTTTCTATCGAACTGCAAAAAGCGGTTGTGATGGATGAACGAGCTGAAGCCGGCCTGAGCCAGGATAACGCAGCTGTTATCACCGGTGAGTATTCCGTCGTAGACGATGAGCAGCAGAGCATGACAGCAGTTTCTGAATCTGATCGAGAAGAAGCACGTGAATACGCTAGCGCCATTCTGAACAGCCTTGATCCTTCTGTGGATGATGCAAAGGCGCTTTTTAAGCGGGCAGAAGACGAAATAAACGCACTGGCTGAAAAGTTAGGCGATGAATACCACCAGGGATTCATGACGACGCTTAACGATATGCGTCCTGAATTTGCATAACACCACCACCGCGGCGCCGGGCGTGCCGCACTGAAAAAAGAGAGGTAACGATGAAAGGTGCATTAGGCAAAAAGGAACTGCTGGCGGTGGTGCCTGTATCGATGAGCACTATCGACCGCATGGAGAAAAACGGGGAGTTCCCTAAACGTTTCTGGATCACAGACAAGCGCTGTGCCTGGAACAGCGAAGAGATCGAGCGCTGGCTTGATGAACGTCAGCAGAACGGCACCACAGAGTTTGCTGGAAAAAAGCCTCCGGTTGAGCAGCGAGTATTTCGCCCGGTTGGTAACGCGGCGTGACGTCGCTGGCGAGGTACTGGGAAAGGTGGTCAGGATGGTTTCTGTACCTGGCCGCCGTATCCGCCTGGCTGTTCCTGCTGGCGGTCATTTTTCGAGAGGGTTGGATACGATGAATCGGATGGAAAAATACCACGCGGATTATGTCTCGCAGCGCAAAACGCCCCCTCTTGTCGCCGTAACGCCGGCGGCAATGGAGATCGAGCAGCGCGCTATTGCTCGCGAGAACAAAGGCCAGTACCGCCTGGCTGCTCGCCTCTGGCTTGAGTGCATGGATGCGGCCACTGGCGAGGTTGAGCGGGCCCGTATCGCTATACGCCGAGATCAGTGCATTGGCCGCGGGAACCGGCTTCGCCAGGGATGCTATGCCGGGATCTGCGCCACAGCCGGGGTGATTTATGACTAACCCACACGACAGCATTCGCGTAGGCAATATCACGCTGGTTTATTCGTCCGTGCGCCGTGGCTGGCTGGCCCCGGGCGGACAGGTTATCCAGAACCCGCTGAAGGCTCAGCGCCTGGCGGAGCAACTGAATAGCAAGAAGGTGTCAGCATGACTGATGGATATGTCAATGAACTCGAAATGGGGAAATGTGGTGAGTATTACGCAATTTTCTCATTAACAAAACAAGGGGTTATTTGTTTCCCGTCAGACCAGGGATTGCCATATGACATCGTTGTCCAAAGTGAAGGAAGGTTATTGCGAGGACAGGTCAGATCAACACTTCGTATGCGAGATTACGGTAAGTCAAAAAATGTTTACAGATTTAGCACCAGAACCGGAAAAGGGAGCATACGAGCAACTCAATGTGGATATTGTGATTTTTATGCCTTTGTTGTGATCGAGGATGAAAAAATAGGTTTCATGGCAGCAAAGGAGCTTACCAGCTGCAAAAACATTGGCTCAATAAAACAAACTTTAGAGTTTCGCACTGAAGATAAAGTTTACCCAGGACGAATTTACCCTACCGGAAAACAAAGAATTCTTGATTATTCAAGAAATATCGAATCATTTTCGTCTTTTCGTCGCGTAGCTGAGCTGCTGAGGAAAAAATCATGACAACTAAAAAATACACTCTAATTTATAGCGATCCGCCTTGGGCATATCGCGATAAGGCAGCCGACGGCGACCGCGGCGCCGGGTTTAAGTACCCGGTGATGAATGTTCTGGATATCTGCCGGCTGCCAGTATGGGAGCTCGCCGCCGAAGATTGCCTTCTGGCGATGTGGTGGGTACCGACTCAGCCGGTAGAGGCGCTGAAAGTCATGGAGGCCTGGGGATTCCGCCTGATGACCATGAAGGGATTCACATGGCACAAGACAAACAAGCACAAAGGCAATAGTGCGATCGGCATGGGCCATATGACCCGGGCGAACAGCGAAGACTGCCTGTTTGCCGTGCGCGGAAAACTACCTGCCCGCATGGATGCCTCAATCTGCCAGCATGTCACGGCGCCGCGCCTGGAGAACTCGCGCAAACCGGACGTTATCCGCGAGAAACTGGTGCAGCTGCTTGGCGATGTCCCGCGTATTGAACTCTTCGCCCGCCAGTCGTCTCACGGCTTCGACGTGTGGGGTAACCAGTGCTCGGCGCCGGCGGTTGAGTTGCTGCCAGGCTGCGCAGTGCCGGTAGTGAAGACGGAGGCCGCATGAACATTGCCGAAGAGGCCGCGCTGATACGACAACTCGAAGAGGCGCGCGCCATTATCAACCAGAGGAATGGTGAGATCATTCACCTGCAGAGAGAAGCGGCGCGCTACCGTGAACAGCGGGATTCTGCAAACGCGATGGTTAAGTTCCTGCGCGGACTCTTTGAGAATTCTTCGAAGGCGATACAATAGTCCGCCCGGAGGGCGGACTATTGTTCATTCATCCACTTTTCAAATGCAGACGGGGAGAACGGCACCAAGTCGTAATGCTCCCCGTTTATCCATGCATCAACCATATTTGCCCACTGCTGCAGCATGTAGGCCCGCTGCCGGGAATACTCAGCCTTATTGTAAACCGCCCTCACTCCCTTCTGTTCATGCGCCAGCGCCTTCTCTATCCAGTCTGACGGGAATCCCGCTTCATGCAAAAGCGTGCTCGCTGTGCGCCGCAGGTCGTGCACTGTTAGAGGTTGCAGGTTCTCTCCGGCATCCGCTGCCGCAGCAACCGCGCGATCGATGACTGAGTTAAGAGCGGCATTGGATAACGGCTTACTGGTGCTGTAGCGACCTGGCAACAGATAATCACTCCCGCCGGCACACATCTGCAGGCCTACCATCAGATCCAGCGCCTGAGGCGGAAGGTAGATGACGTGCGACCGGCTCCCCTTCATCCTGTCAGATGGGATCGTCCAGGTTCCTTTGCTGAAATCCACCTCTTTCCACGTCGCCATGATGAACTCGGTTTTGCGCACCATCGTGATCAGGATGAGCTTCACAGCCAGCTTTAAGGTTGGCAACGTGCTGACGGTATCGAGAGACCTGAACAGCACGCCGATTTCTTCCGGCTGCAGGCAACGGTCACGCGGTTTAAACATGGCGATCGCTGAAGGTTTAATATCTGCGGCAGGGTTGAATAACCCATGCCCGCGGTCATTAGCGTACCGGTAAACGCTGCTGATGATTTCACGCACCTGCACCGCCGTCGCACGTCCGCCGCGCTCGACTATGCGATCGCAAAGATCACGCACCATAGGGGTCGTTATCTCGGACATCATTTTGTTTCCGAGAACAGGCAAAATATCCCGGTCGATTACTGATTGCTTCATAGCCCGTGTGCTGTCAGCCAGGACAACATGTTTCATGTAGGCGTCGGTATGTACCGTAAATGTTTCGGCGCCGCGGATCCGCTTGATACCGTCACGCTTCGCCGCAGCCGGTGACTGGCCTGCGTTCAGCAGCTTTTTAGCCGCTATCAGTTCATCCCTAGCTTCAGCCAGCGTGATACCGTCACGACCATACTGACCGATAACCAGCGTCTCCCGGCGGCCGTTAATGCGGTAATCGTAACGAAACGAGATGGTGCCTGAGATCAGCACGGCTACATACAGTCCGTCGCGATCGGAGACCTTGTACAT